GATGGCTGGACCGGCCAGACCTCGGCGGATGTGTGGATCGAGGAGCTGTTGCGGCTGGTCAAGCAACACAAGCCGCTCTGCTACTTTGGCGAGGCTGGCGTCATCGTGAAGGCGGTCAAGCCCATGCTGACGCGGCGCATGAACGAGCTGCGCGTGTTCGCACGCACTGAGTGGATACCGTCCATCTCGGACAAGCCGACCCGCGCCCGAGCGTTTCAGGCCCGCGCTGCGATGGGCAAGGTGAGCCTGCCGAAGACGGACCTTGGCGAGAAGGTGCTGAACCAGCTTCTGAGCTTCCCGGCCGGCAAGCACGACGATCTGGTCGATACCTGCGCCCTGATGGGCATGGTGATCGACATGGCGCATCCGGGCTTTACGCCTGCCGCGCCTCAACCTCTGACGCGACCACGCGACTACAGGCCCCCACCAAAGGCGGACAATTGGCGAGTATTGTAAGTCTGTCGTCTAAGCCCGAAGCGGGCGAGGACGGCGCCGAGCGCATTCGGAAGATGGTGCGAGAGTATCTTGATACGATGGAAGAAGCCCGCGACCGCTCGGCCCTGGCGCGCGACTACTACGACGGCAAGCAATGGACGCGTGAGGAGATTGCGACCCTCAAGCAGCGCGGTCAGCCTCCGATTGTGTTCAACCGCATCAAGCGCAAGGTTGACAGCATTCTCGGCGTTGAGCGCAACCGCCGCACCGATCCCAAGGCTTACCCAAGGACACCACGCGACGAGCAGAGCGCCGACATCGTAACGCAGGCGCTGCGGTTCGTGAGCGACCAGACGCGGCTCAACAACATATTCTCTGGCGCATTCGAATGCGGGATGATCGAGGGCGCGGGTGCGGCCGAAGTCATCATGGACGGGCCTGAAGACATTCGCGTCAACCTGATCCCGTGGGATGAGTTCATTTTCGACCCGAGAAGCAGCCGCCACGATTTCAGCGATGCGCGCTACCTTGGCGTCCTCAAGTGGATGGACGCAGACGACGCCATCGCGCTGTACCCCGACAAGGGCAAGGAGATCGAAGCAGGCATTACCGGCTCGGAGAAAGCCTTCGTTGCGGACCAAAGCGTGGATGACAAGCCATCGTCCGGGACGTGGATCGACCGCAAAAGGAGAAGGGTCCAGGTCTGCCAATTGTATTACAAGCAGGGCAGCGAGCATAACTACGCTGTCGTGGTCGGCTCCACGCTCGTCATGGACGGGCCATCGTATTATTTGGACGAGAAGGGCAAGACTGTCTGCCCCATCGAGGCGTTCAGCGCCTACGTGGACCGCGAGAACGCCCGTTATGGCGTGGTCCACGACATGCGCGGGCCGCAGGACGAGATCAACCACAGGCGCTCCAAGGCTGTCCATTTCCTGCACTCGCGGCGCGTCATGGCGCAACAGGGCGCTGTGGCTGATGTAGGCCAGGCCAAGCGCGAGATTGCCCGTCCTGATGGCTGGGTTGAGGTTGTAGACCCGCAAGCAGTGCAGGTGCTGGACACGCAAGCCGAGACGACCGGCAACCTGAACATGCTTCAGGAGGCGAAAGCCGAGATTGACCTTCTCGGCCCCAACAATGCGCTTCAAGGTAAAGGCACGGAAGGCGAGAGCGGACGCGCTATCATCGCCCAGCAGCAGGCAGGGCTTGCTGAACTCGCGCCGCTGTATGACCGCTTCAATGACTTCAAGCTGCGAATTTACCGGGCGACATGGAGCAGGATCAAGCAGTTCTGGAAGGCCCCGAAGTGGATACGCATCACGGACGACGAACAATCGGTGCAATTCATCGGGCTGAACCAGGTGCAGGTGGACCCGATGACGGGCCAGCCGCAGGTGCAGAACGCTGTCGCGCAGATGGATGTGGACGTCATCCTCGAGACGGGACCGGACACGGTGACGTTGCAGTCCGAGGAGTTCGAGCAGCTCGCGCAGATCATGCCGCAGCTTGCAGCCTTGCCGCCGCCTTACGCGCTGGCGCTGATCGAGGCGTCCAGCCTGCCGGCGCAGCGCAAGAAGAAGATGACGGATCTGCTGTCGGGCGGTGGCGAGCAAAGCCCCGAGGCGCAGGCGATGGCGCAGAAGCAGGCGCAGATGCAGGAACGCGCCGCACTGGCAGAGATCAGCGGCAAAGAGGCAGAGGTTGGGCTCAAGCAGGCGCAGGCGCAGAAGCTGCTAATGCCCGAGCCGCCGAAGCAGGTTGATCCGTTCGAAGCGCAGATCAAGACCGGCGAGTTGCAATTGCAGGCGCGGGAACTGGACCTGAAAGAGCGGGAACTGTCGCTGAAAGAACGCGAGTTGTCCGTCAAGGCCGAAGAGGTGTCGGCTAACGAGCGTCTAGAGATGGCGCGCATGGATCAGGAAACGATTGCGCGGCGTGACGTAAGCCAGCGCGAGGAACGCGAAAGCCTCCGCGAAAGGGGCTTCCAGGTTCCGGCCGGCGAGGACACGTCAGGCGTCAACATTGCCGAGGTGATGTCCGGGCTTGCGTCATCGCTCGCAGGGCTAGGCGATGGGATGCGCGCAATGGCCGAAGCGCAGGCGCGTCCGAAGCGTGTCGTGCGTGATCCGCAGACTGGCCGCGTGGTGGGGACTGAGTAATGCCAGCAGGTTCATGGGTTGTTTTTAACCGCGCCAAGCTGAAGCTGGCGAATGGGACATTCGACCTCGACACAAACCCGTTTCGCATGGTGCTGACCACGTCATCGCAGGCGCTCGACGCGACCTTCGTCGGCACGTCCACGGACTGCCGGTATTCTGACCTCACGGCGGAAGTGGTCGGCACGGGCTACACGGCCACGGGCAAGTTGCTGACGGCGACATGGACGCAGGCCACGGGAACGATCACGTTTGACGTCGATGACCAGGCGTGGACCGCAAGCACGCTGACGGCGAAGTTCGCGGTGATCTACGCAGACAACACGAACGACGACCTGCTGTGTTTCGTGGATCTTGAGACGGGCGGTGGCAGCGTCTCGACCACGGCGGGCACGCTGACAGTCACAATCAACGCCTCTGGCGTCTTCACGTTAGCCTAATGGATTTTCTCTTGGGTCTCTGGATCGGCGCGATAGTCGGCGTGTTCACGATGGCGCTGATGTTTTGTGCGAAGGAGACTGACTGATGGCGGACAACCTGGGATATACTCCCGGCTCTGGAGCTACTGTCGCCTCCGACGACATCGGCGGCGTGCAGCATCAGCGGGTCAAGATCAGCGTTGGCGAGGACGGCTCCGCAACCGATTTATCAGCGACGAACCCGATGCCTGTGCTGGTATCGGACGCATCAACCGGAACCAGCTTCGGACCGATCACCACTGCCAACACGATCCTCTTCGCAGCCATCGACACAACGGGCGAGCGGTCGATTTCCTTGCAACTGACCGGCCTATGGGATGGCGCAATCTACCTGCAAGCATCGCAGGACGGAACCGATTGGTTTGATGCGTTTGGGACGTGCCAGACCAACGAGATAGCGCCGACCAACACATTCTACGCGCCCGGCGTGATCGTCATCCCGGCCACGGCTCGCTATTTCCGGGCCATCACGAGCATTGATTTCGGCGGCACAGTGTCGGGGCTCTACTCGCAGCGCGCCTTCGACGTGGCCCCGTTTTTCGTCAGAAACACGCTGACGGACGTGTCCAGCGACGTGCGGATGCCAATCGCGGGCCGCAATCCGCAGGGCAACCTCACGCAAGTCGTGCTGTCGGAACTAGGGCAGGTTGTGCCGGCAGATGGCCGCGTGCTGACCGGCTCGCTGACCCGCATCGGCACCGTCTTCATGGTGGAGACGACAGGCTACAACAGCATCTCTGTGCAAATCTTCGCGCAAGTCGCGTTTACGGGAACGGTGACGTTCCAGACTTCGAACGACTCGACGACATGGACGGCGGTGCAGGGCTGGCCTGTGGCTGGCGGTACGGCTTTAATCACGACCGCAACAGCGGCAGGACAATGGATATTCCCGGCGCTGGGCCGCTATTTCCGCGTGCAAGTCACGGCGTACACTAGCGGCGTGATCGGTGCGGTTGGCGTGCTGAAGTGCGCGCCGGCGTTCTACCCGGCATCACAGCCTGAAATCACCATTCAGCGAATATCCGGCTCGACAGTTGTGACGGCGGTCGCTGGTGTTATGGCGGTAGGCGGCAACATCGCTGTCGGTGCAGCCCCCACAGCCAACCCAACCCCGATTGGCGGATGGGATGGAACCAACACCCGCCGCATCCTGACCGACGCAGTGTCGGGCGGCATTGCGCTGGGCGCGAACGGGGCCAGCAACGGCTCCACGATGACCACGCTCATCAGCGCGGCGACGAACAACCTGACGCAGCTCAAATCATCGCTAGGCCGCATCCACTTGATCGACATTCAGAACACGAACGCGACGATCCGATACCTCAAAATTTTCAACCTGCCATCCGCATCGGTCACGATGGGCACAACATCAGCGGTCGGCAACTTCAGCATTCCAGGTTCGGGCAAGCTGCAAATCGAGACGCCGCTGGGGCTCAACTACGGCGGCACAGGCATATCCTACGCAATGGTCACAGGGTCATCGCTGACTGACAACACGGCGGTCGGCGCAGGCGACCTCATAGCCAACTTCCAATTCGTCTAGGGAACCATCATGGCGCTTTTCGATGAACTGACCGAACGCCGCGCGGAGATTGCAAACAGGCGTGCAAATGCCTTGGCGGTCGCTAAGGCCCTGACCGAAGAACTGGACGAGCTGGACCGCATCATCACCGCAGCGCAGCCCGCAGCCGATGAGATAGCGCAAGAGAAGCTCGCCAAGATCGAAGCGCAAGCCGTCGAAATTGCCGAAGCGGTAATCGTCGCCAAATAAGCCGCGCAACAAAGGAAATTTATCATGGCAATTGCACAGAACATTGTCGGCCCCATTGCAGCAGCAGGCAACGGCGCCATCGTTAGCGGCAGGTCAGGCCAGCTTGGCGACACCATCAGCTCTGACCTTCATGGCCGCTATTACGAGACCAACTATCGCGGCGCTGCATTCTTCGGTGGTCACGCTGCGGTTGCTGCATTGAGCGCCAACACGATCACGCTAACGGCCACGACGACCCCGATATTGGGCGTCTGGAACCCCACGTCGAACACCAACAACCTTGTCATCCTGCAAGCCAGCCTGAACTGCTTCTCAAGCAACCTGACCAGCGGCGCTGGTCCCGGCGCATTCGTCTGGGCTCTGTCGCTCAACAACGGCGCCATCTCGACGGGCAGCAACCCCTACAACGCGAAAACCATGCTGCAGTCGGGATCGAACGCCAAGTTCTTCGCGGGCTCCACGGCGCTGACCGGCTTGAGCAACAACCTCGTCATCATCGGCGGCGCTGCCCTGCCATCGCCTTCGGGCCTGACGTACACCACGCTGGCATCAACGGCGCTGCTCCCGTCCTACGTTGGACGTGAAGACCTCGACGGCTTGTTCATCGTTCCTCCGGGCGGCGTGCTCGCCTTGCTCAACACGACATCGTCCACAACGTTCAGCGCGGTCGGACGGATCGCGTGGGAAGAAGTCCCCGTCTAATCGATGTTCCTAACTCTTCTCCAGCAGCAGGCAGCAGCAGGGTCCGTCACAGTCACGCCGGGCACAGGCTCGCTGACGCTGACGGGCTTTGTTGCAAGCCTCGCGGCAAGCAGCTCTGTGGCCCTTGGCGCGGGTTCGCTTGCGCTGACGGGCCTCGCAGCGTCGGCTGCGGCTGGATCGTCTACATCCCCCGGCACTCAAGCCCTTATACTGACGGGCTTCGCCCCGGATGTGTCGGTTGGAACAAACGCCACGGCGAGCCCCGGCGTCGGATCGCTGGTCATCACGGGCTACGCGCCGACTGTCTCGACGAGTGCAGCGCCGGAAGAGGTTCAGTCCCGCTCGCAAGGCGGATTTGACCCGCACTACTACAAGAAGCGCAAGAAGAAGCAGCCTGAGCCCGTTTCCAAAGGCTTTGGGGACGATTGGCAACCGCCAACGCCACGGCCGGCAATCCCGCCGCTGGCAGCGCAAGACATCATCGCGCGCCAGGATGCAGCCTTTGCGAGAACGCAGGCCGCGATTGTCGCGGCGCTCGAGCAATACGACCGGCAACGCGCCGAGGCATTGGCCCGCGCTGCGCAGGAACAGGAAGACGAGGACGAGGCGATCCTGCTGCTGATGGCGGCGTAACGCTTCCGACATTCAAGAGATGAACGACCCGCCCTGATCAGGCGGGTTTTTTCGTACCCGCCGCCGGGGTCAATCGGGCGTCAAACAGGACGCCGCTGTTCGGGCGATTGCGTGACGACTACGGGAAGGTCGAACGATGAGCGATGAGAAGCTGAATTTTCTGGACGCTGAAGAACCGGCAACGCCTGCGCCTGAGGCAACGCCCCAGGTCATCGAAGCCGAGAAGCCAGCCGCACCCGAACCCGAGCCGCAAGGCGATGGCAGGGCGCGTGATCCAGAAACAGGGCGTTTCGTTCCCATCAGCGCGCTCTTGGATGAGCGCGACAAAAGACAAGCCGAAACCCGCAAGCGGGAAGAACTCGAGCAACAGCTACAACGCTACCAGCAACCGCAACAGCCCGAGCAGATACCGACTGACCCTTCGGGGATCATCCAGTATGCGCTCGCTGAACAGCAGCGGATTGCCTTCAACGAACGTCTGAACACATCCGAACTGATGGCGCGACAGAGCCATGGCGAGGAAATCGTGAGCGAGGCGCAGAAGGCATTCCTGGCCGCTGTCGGTCAAAACCCGATGCTGCAACAGCAACTGCAAGGCCAGATCCATCCATACGACTTTGTCGTCAAATGGCACCGCCAGCACAAGCTGATGTCAGAGATCGGGCAAGACCCGGAAGCCTGGCGAAAGTCTGAGGCCGAGAAGATCCGCGCGCAGGTACTGGCTGAACTTCAAGGGCAGGGCGTCTCGCCTGGCCCATCGTCACAGCAACCCCCGCCGAGTGTGGTCGGAAGACCAGCGGCAGCAAGGGCAGGCTCTGTTCCCACGGGACCGGGCAATGCCTTTGACAACCTATTCAGAGGATAACCAATGTCAGAAGTCACACTGGCTTCTGCTTCTGAAAAACAGAAGTGGATCAGCCAATATTACGCGGAATATGTCCGGAATAGCGGTTTCAAACCGTATATGGGCAAGTCTGCCAGCAGCATCATCATCGCCAAGTATGAGTTTCAGGAAGAAGCCGGGAAAACCATTAACATCCCCCTGATCACCAAACTGGTTGGACAGGGCGTAACCGGCGCAACCTCTCTCGACGGCAACGAAGAAGAGCTCGGCAACTACAACTGCGCCATCAGCATCGATTGGCGCAGGAACGCGGTTCGCATCCCGAAATCGACGTCCTACAAGACCGAGATCGATCTTTTCGGCGCGGCAAAAGACATGCTTCGCACATGGGAAGCGGAGAAGCTCCGCGATGACGTCATCAAGGCGATGCTGTCTGTGGTCACCACGGGCGACACAACCGTGCTTCTGGCCTCGTCAAGCGCTGCGAACCGCAACGCTTACGCGGCTGCGAACGCTGACCGCCTGCTGTTCGGCAAGCTCAAATCGAACTACTCCGCAACATGGGCGACTGCCACGGCAACCCTCGACACGACCGACGACAAATGCACGGTTGCGTCGATGTCGCTGGCGAAGCGTATCGCCAAGTCGGCTGACCCCCATATCCGCCCGTACAAGACAGCGGACGGCCGGGAATACTACGTGGCGTTCCACGGGGCGCGGACGTTCCGCGACCTGAAGGCCGACACCACGATGACGCAAGCGAACCGTGAGGCTCGCTCGCGTGAAGGCTCTGGCATGGACGACAACCCGATCTTTCAGGACGGGGACCTGCTCTATGACGGGATCATCCATCGCGAAGTCCCGGAGATCGACGACATCGCATCGACCGGCACCTACAACCTCACCAACGCCGGCGCTTCGGGAACAACGGACGTTCGTCCGGTCTTCCTGTGCGGCGCGCAGGCTGTTGGCATCGCATGGGGTCAGGAGCCGACCCCGCGCACCGACATGCAAAAAGACTATCAGTTCCGTCCTGGCGTCGCCATCGAGGAACTGCTTGGCGTCAAGAAACTGGCGTACAATGGAAAGCAACACGGCGTTGTGTCGTGCTTCTT